CTCTTTTTCCGAGTTTTGCGAGAGATAATCGACTTTACGATGAGAAGATCGAGAATCAGAAAAGATAATTACATATACGCATATTACCAAGGAATCAAGAATGGAACGTTCCTGGTCAATCGCTTTGTGGCTCTGATCTATGAGCATTTGGTCAAGGGCCTTGAGGAAAAGCAGTTCACGTATGATGCTGTAAAGGCGAATGATGCGATTGATTGGATAGAAACGCATTGCTTCCACACAGAAGGGCCTTTGGCTCCGAATCCGTTGAAATTGGAACTGTGGCAAAAGGCAATGCTTGCCGCAATCTTCGGAATTGTCGATGACAACGGAAACAGGCACTTCCGAGAGGTTGTGCTTGTTGTTGCAAGGAAGAACGGTAAATCATTGCTTGCTTCGGCAATAGGGAACTATGTCTTCCAGAAGAACGGCGGCTTTGGCGCAAGAGTGTTCTGTCTTGCACCGAAATTCGACCAGACGGACATCATATACAATTGCATCTGGCAGATGGTGCAGCTGGATCCAGATTGGCAAGCGTTGAAAGAAGCGGTTTCCGAGAAGGATATGCACAACAAAAAGATCAATGACGATTCCATGCTTGCACGGAAGCGGATGTCTGATCTTGCGATACCAGGCACAAACAGCACGGTGAAGAAGATCGCCTTCAGCGCAAAGAAGTCTGATGGCTTCAATCCTTCGCTGTGCATCTGCGATGAGATTGCCGCATGGGAAGGCGACAAGGGCCTAAAGCAATACGAAGTCATGAAGAGCGGCATGGGCGCAAGACCGGACGGCTTGCTTCTGTCCTGCACCACTTCCGGTTATATCAACGATTCAATCTATGACGAACTGGTGAAGCGTTCCACACGCTTCCTGATGGGCGACAGCAAAGAGAAAAAGCTGTTGCCTTTTTTATACATGATTGATGACGTTGAGAAATGGAACGATATCAACGAACTTCGGAAATCAAATCCGAATCTTGGCGTTTCCATTCCTGTTGACTTCATGCTTGAGGAAATCGCCATTGCGGAAGGAAGTCTTTCCAAAAAGGCCGAATTCATGACGAAATACTGCTGTGTAAAGCAGAACAGCAGTTTGGCATGGTTGGAAGCACAGACGGTAGAAAAGGCAAGTGGTGCGGCATTAAAACTGGAAGATTTCCAAAACTGCTATTGTGTCGGCGGCATCGACCTGTCACAGACAAGAGACTTGACCGCTTGCACCATTGTGATCGAAAAAGAAGGCGAACTGTATGTTTTCGCAAAATTTTTCCTTCCTGCGGAGAGGATTGACGAAGCAATACAGCGTGACGGCGTGCCATACAACATTTTCATTGAACGTGGCATTCTTCAGCCGTCTGGTGACAATTTCGTTGATTACCATGATTGCTATAACTGGTTTGTGCAGCTGGTGGAGCAATATCAGATCTATCCGTTGCAAGTCGGATATGACCGTTATTCAGCGCAATACCTGGTGCAGGATATGACACAGTATGGTTTCCACATGGATGATGTGTATCAGGGTGAAAATCTATATCCGGTCATACAGGAAACGCAGGGCCTGTTGGAAGACGGATCACTGCACATCGGAGACAATGATCTTCTGAAGTCTCACTTGCTGAACAGCGCAATCAAGATGTCAACAGAGCGTGGACGTGGCAGATTGGTAAAAATCAATCCGTCAATGCACATAGACGGCACGGCAGCATTGCTTGACGCAATGACGGTGCGCCAAAAATGGTTTTCTGAAATAGGCGAACAGTTACGAAATTGAGGTGATGCTGATGGGCCTTTTTGATCGGATATTTGGAAACAGGCCAAAAGAGAAAGGGAAATATGAAGGCGGCTTCAAGATGCTGAACGGCTACACGCCGCATTTCACGTCTTGGAGCGGGGAACTTTACGAGCAGGAACTGATCAGGGCGTCGATCAACGCACTGGCAACGCATATCAGCAAGCTGAACGTTGAGATGCGAGGATCTGCAAGGCCGAAGCTTCAGAGCAAAATGAAGCACGCACCGAATGAGTTTCAGACATGGGCGCAGTTCCTTGCAAGGGCCGCAACGATATACTACACAACCAACAATCTGATCATCACGCCGGTCTTCGACAGCTATGGTCAGCCGAGCGGCATTTATACTCCGCTCTCTCAGCGGTGCGAGATCGTGCAGTATAACAACGTGCCGTATATTCGGTATGAATTCAGCAACGGAACAAAGGCGGCTGTTGAATTGGAGTATTGTGCCATTATGCCGAGGATGCAGTTTAAAGATGATTTCTTCGGTGAGAATAACCGTGCGCTGTACCCAACCATTGACCTGATCCATATGACGAATCAGGGCATTGAAGAGGGCGTGAAATCTGCGGCAACATACCGCTTTTATGGAACAATTTCCAATTTCACCAAGGCAGAAGACCTCGCAAAAGAGCGGCAACGCTTCACGGAAGAAAACTTCAGCAAGGATGCCAAAGGCGGCGGCTTGCTGTTGTTCCCAAACACGTATAAAGACATCAAGCAGATTGATGTCAAACCGTGGGTGGTGGATGCAGACCAGATGAAGGTCATCAAGGACAACGTTTATCAATACTTTGGCGTAAACGAGCGTATCTTGACAAATTCCTTTGATGCTGAAGTCTGGTCAGCATTCTATGAAGGTGCTATTGAGCCGTGGGCGGTTCAGTTTTCCGAGGTTATGACCAAGATGCTTTTCACATTGCGTGAGCAATCTGAAGGAAATCTGGTGATTGCAACGGCAAACCGCTTGCAGTATATGAGCAACGCAGACAAGCTGAAGGTTTCTGCACAGATGGCAGACCGTGGATTGATGACACGCAACGAAATCCGAGAGATTTGGAACCTTGCACCGCTTCCAGAGCCTTACGGTTCACAATTGCCGGTGCGTGGTGAGTATTACAACGTCAACGAAGAAGGAGCGACCGAAAATGACGGAAATCAGAATGTTTGATTTTGATGTCCGTGCCGAGCAGAACGAAGAGCATGGACATTTTTTGTCCGGTAGGCCTATCGTATTCAATCAGCGCACAGACCTTGGTTGGTATGATGAGATCATCGAGCCGATGGCCTTGAACGGCACGGATCTGAAAGATGTGCGTTTTCTGGTGAATCATAACACCGACATGATTCCGCTTGCCAGAAGCCGCAATAACAACGCAAACAGCACGATGCAGATGAGCATTGATGCTGAAGGAATGGAAATCCGTGTTGACCTGGACACGGAAAACAATTCCGATGCACGCAGCCTTTATTCCGCTGTACAGCGTGGAGACATTACCGGTATGTCCTTCATGTTCACGGTGGATGAAGATAATTGGGCAGACAAGGAAAGCGAACACCCAACAAGAACGATCAGGCAGATCGGCAAGGTGTTCGAGGTGTCTGCTGTAACGTTTCCTGCTTATCAGCAGACAAGCATTTCTGCGAGGGGTCTGGCTGACGCACTGGATAGTGCGAAAGCTTCACTGGACAGTGCAAGGGCCGCAGACAGAGAGATTGAACGCAGAAAGCAGAAGATCAGAATTTTAATGGAGATGTGAAAATGGAACTGAAAGAAATGACCATTGAACAGCTTGAAGAGCGCAAGGCGGCAATCGCCGCTGAACTTGATGCGCCAGATGCTGATCTGGATGCGCTTGAAGCTGAAGCAAGAAGCATCAAGGGTGAAATCGAATACCGTCAGAGCAAAGAAGCCATCAAGGCTGAAATCCGCAATGCTGTCGCAAATGGCGAAGGCATTGTAGAAAAGAAATTTGATAAAGAGGAGAAAAAAACTATGACTCTTGAAGAGATCCGTGCAAGTGCTGAGTATGTCAACGCTTTTGCCAACTACATCAAGACCGAGGACGAGACCGAATGCCGTTCCCTTCTCTCTCAGAACGCACAGACCGGTGGCCAGCTGCCTGTCCCTGTGCTTGTTGATGAGATCATCCGCACCGCATGGGAAAATGATCAGATCCTGTCCCGTGTCCGCAAGACCAATTTCCGTGGCAATCTGAAGGTCGCTTTTGAGCGCAGCGCAGATCCTGCCGTTGTACACGGTGAAGGTACTGACGCACCGGATGAAGAGGCCCTTACTCTTGGCATCGTGACCATGATTCCTGCCAACATCAAGAAATGGATTCGCCTGTCTGACGAAGCTGTTGCTCTTGGCGGCGAAGCATTCGTGCGTTACGTCTACGATGAACTGACCTATCAGATCATCCGCAAGCTTGCATCTGAAGTCATCACCGACATCAAGGATGCCGCTGTTGCACACAGCGCAACCGCTGTTGGCATTCCCAAGATTTCTGCCGCACCTGGTGTTAACACCATTCCGACAGCATTTGCGAATCTTACCGATGAAGCACGCAACAACGTAGTCATCATGAACCGTCTGACCTATGCAGACTTCCAGCAGGCCTATGCCGCCGGTAACTTCGCAGTTGATCCGTTCATGGGCATGACCGTTCTTTACACTTCCGCACTGAAGGCATATTCTGCCGCATCTTCCGGTGAAGTGTATGCAATCGTTGGAGATCTGAGCGGCGCACAGGTCAACTATCCTGAGGGCGAAGGCGTGATCATCAAGTGGGATGATCTTTCCGAGGCAGAAGCTGATCTGGTGAAGGTTGTCGGCAGACAGTATGCCGCACACGCTGTCACCGGCCCGGGCCGCTTCGTTAACGTCGCCAAGGCATGATGAAGGTAAAACTTCTCAGAGACGCAAGAATCACTCACAAGGCAGGGGAAATCGTTGAGGTTTCCCCTTCCGAGTTTATTTCCCTCATTTCCCTTGGCTCTGCGGCAATTGTTGACGAAAAGGCTGAAACGCCAGAAGGCAATAAAGCCAAGAAGAAAAAATAAGGGGGTGCGTCATGGAATCGATTCTTGCGGCTGTTAAACAAGCAATGCGCATCAAAACAGATGCGTATGATGCAGGAATCACCCAATTGATCAATGCCTGTATGAAGGACATTGGTGTTGTTGGGGTGACGGTTGAAAGCACCACAGAAGACGCACTTTTGATTCAAGCAATCATCACCTATTGCCGCATGAACTTCGGCACACCGTCAGACTATGACCGCCTAAAGGCATCATATGACGAGCAGAAGGCGCAGTTTATATCCTGCACAGGGTATGGGTTGCCGATAGATGCGGAAGGTGATGGCAATGGTTAGAGCAACAACGATCACATTGCTTGGTGAAGATCCTGCATCACATGGAGTTTTTGACGCACCAGAGGAAACCGAAACCGAAGTGTTTGCGGAAGTCATAAGCGTTTCCCAAAATGAATTCTACAAAGCACTTCAGAACGGTTTGACACCAGAACTGGTCTTCCGTCTCACAGATTACGGAGACTATAACGGGGAAAAGGTCTTCCTATATGAGGATGAGAGATGGCGTGTCATCCGCACCTACATACAGGAAGAAGCACTTTTCATTGTCGCAGGAAAGGCGGCGGCTGATGCTTAACGATCTGATCACAGCGTTGGAAGACGCAGGACTTGCCTTCGCACATTACGCATGGAGCAAAGCACCACAGGGTGATTATGGCACCTATGCGGAAGACAGCGGCAACGATCTGGTCTGCGATGAGCATCACGTGGAGAAGGGAACGGATTGCTATCTGAATTACTTCACACGGGATGACAGCGGCGCACCGAAGGCGACAATTGAAGGTATTTTGAACGAGTTACGAATCCCGTGGTATTTGAACACTGTACAGTATGAGAATGACACGGGGTTCATCCATTACGAATGGGGTTTCAGCGTATATGGCTAAATTTCGTTTTGAAGGGATAGAACAATATACGGAAGCCTTGGCGAAGATCGGCGGCAAGAATGCGGTCGGAATTCTGAAATATGCGGTTTATCCAGGTGCGGCAGTTGTCGCAAATGCAATCAGATCTGCGATGTCTGCCCACAGGGTGACCGGCGATTTGCAGGATTCGCTTTCCCTTTCCGTGATGCGGAATGATGACGGATATGTCAACACCAAGGTCACGTTTGCAGGATATGACCGAAACGGCACACCGAACGCAATCAAAGCCGCCGCACTTGAAAGCGGCACAAGCCGTGGCCAAAGGGCCACACATTTCATTTCTAAGGCTACCAAGGGCGCAACAGACAAGGCAATCGCAGAAATGTCAAAGGCTCTTGATGAAAAATTAGGTCAAATTATGGAGGGTTAACAATGGCAGCTGGAAGAGTTATGACCGGCTTTTCGCTTCCTTATGTAGCACTTTACGCCGCAAGCGGCGGCACTGTGACTTATTCGCAGGGCCAGCGTCTGGCACGTGGTGTGCAGGTGTCCATTGAAGCTGAAGCAGAGGATGACAACATTTTTTATGCTGACAATATCAGCGCAGAGTCTGCGCCTGGTATCTTCACAAGCGGCACCGCAACATTTACGGTTGACGGTCTGAAGCTTGACGCTGAACGTCTGATCATGGGCATTCCTGAAGCAGACGCACAGGGATTCATCCACTACGGCGAAAGTCTCACCATTCCGTATGTCGGCGTTGGTTTCATCTGCCGGTACATGGAAGACGGCGTGACGAAATACGTTCCGTACATCCTCACCAAGTGCAGATTCGTCACGCCTGGTGTTGATGCTCAGACGGCAACAGAGACCATCGAATGGCAGACGCAGGAAATCACAGCAACACTGCTCCGTGATGACACTGCAAACCATGACTGGAAACTGGTCGGAGAGGAACAGGCTTCCGAAGCACTTGCGGAAGCAAAAATCAAGGCTGTTTTCAATATCCAGTGATAAGGGGGACGGCTGACTTGAAGATCTATGGGGAAGAATACGGCTTCAAGCTTACTATCGGAGCATCGGCTGCAATCGCTGATCTGTGTCCTGACGGTGAGCTGGAACGGATGGAAGAACTGATGCAGGGCAAAGTCTCTGATACTCTGAAGTTCACGGCATCCTTCATTGAAGCGTTGGCGAAAGGCTTTGACGATGCGAAGCGATATGCCGGTGAAGAAGTTACACACAGACCGCTTACAGCGGAAATGGTAATGTCTTTACCGAGCGCAGACTTCCAAGAGATTCAAGCCGCCGCCATTTCTGCATTTAAGGACGGACTACAGCAAACGGTAGAGGTAGCACCGCCAAAAAAAAAGGAAAAGGAACCGGCAAAAAAGGAATAAACCTTAACCTGTCA